ATTGCAACGAGTAGCTGGGCAGGTCGTGGTCGGACTTGCCGAAGATGCGCTCGCCCGCGCGCCTGCTGGCCAGGTTCGCCGCCTGGGATTCGGTCAGCAGCTGCTCAACCTCGGCCGTGGCCTTGGCCAGTAGGGGACTGAAGCCGTTGGCCGCTGTTTTGACGTAATGCACGGACTCGGGGTCCACTGCCGTCAGTTCTGTGGGGTCTACCTCGGGCATGTCAGTTGCTCCTGAGTTCGGCCAGGCGCTCTTGCGAAACCGCGGCCCGTGTGGCGCGGCCCTGGGGGGACATACCACCGATCAGCCCGGCCTTGAACAGCGCCCAGGTGGGCGGCTCCAAAATGGTGCCCAGCAGCCAGTCGCCCTTGCATACCGTCTGGACAGTCCCGTCTGCCGCTGGCACTTCCCAGGGCACCGGGTTGCGGTAGATGTAGCTCTCGACAACCTCGGCGCAGTGGTCGTAGCCGTCTTGGTGCCACATCCCCAGCTTGGCGCCCTTCTGCATGAAGCGCCATGCAGCCTTCTCCACCACTTCGGCCCCGGCAAAATCCCGGTGCTGGTCCATGGCGACGTTGGCATCCAGCTTGTCGGCCGGATAGGCCACCGTCAGCAGGTAGCGGTCCTCGTCTACTGACTTGACGATGGTCCCCACCGCCTCCTGCTGCGGAGGCTCCCCGAGGGCGTAGAGCACTTCTCTCGCCAGAAGCCCGCCCTCGTAGATTCTTTCGATGTGCTTCACGGCACCCACAGCCCGAAGCTATTAGGCACTTTGTGGCCCTTTTCTTCCAGGCCAGAACGCTCACCGGGTGATGGCGGCACCAGCAGGCCCATACTGCGGGCCTCGTTGCGGCGCTCGTGGTCAGAGAGTTCGGGGGCATTGGGGTTAGGAATGGCCGCTGGCACGCCTTGCGGCGCACGGTCTGGACGCATCTGACCCCTGCGCTTCGCTTTCGACCCACGTACACCCATGGAGCGTTCCAACTGCCGTCTTTGGGTGCGGTTCACGAATGCGGCCCCCGGAAGCGAATGTAGCCAACAGGTGCGGTGCCACTCACCTGCTCGCAGTAGATGCCGTTGATGTACTGCTCGCCGTCCCGAATATCGGGAGCGGTGATGTCAACCGTCCCGGCCGCTGCCATATTGATGTCGGCCAGCAGGGTCGTGCCGGTGCCTTCCGTCCCCGCACTCAGCCCAGACCAAAAGCGGACCCGGCCCGCGGCCGTGGCGGTGATGTTGTAGCCGGTGAAGAAGCCGTTGCGGCCAACCAGGGAGGTGATGGGGCCAGAAGAGGCTGGAATGGGTGCGGTTGCCATGATGACCTCAGTTCAGAGCGGCTTCGAGAGCCCGGTCGCAGTACACGCAATGGTGCCCGTCATCGCCTACAGCATTCAACATTTTCGTGAACACAGTGGGGATGCCCCTGGTGCGCAACCTGGGGATGGGCGCTTCGGCGTGCTGGTCTATCGCCCGCTGGCGGCAGATGCAGAAAGCCAACAGGTTGAAGCACCGGAGACAACGAGTCATGCGCCCTAGGCCGTGGGTCCTGGGTCGTCGGCGGCGGCGGTGGCCTGTGCGGCCTTTTCCGAGGCAACAACCGCTTCGACCGCGGAGACAGCCGCCTCGACGCTGGCGGTGTCCACCCCAGCGGCCGAAAGGTTCGCCACCTGGGTCTTCAGGTCGTTCAACGCGGACGTAACCGCTGCCTCGAATGCCGTTTCCTCAGCTTGGAGGTCTGCTACTGCCTGTGCCAGGTCTTCCTTTGCACCCATAAGTACCCTCACTTGGTCTTCGAGGACTTCAACCCGTTGTCGTAGTCCGTTTCTCATGCAGGCGAGATGCTACAGCGGCAGTGGGGGTGCATAGGCGGAACCTCACTGCCCACTACATGAGGATTGTTGTCTTCCATGGCCTTGCAGGCGGGGCACGGGTCACCGTCAGTGGTCCAGTCGAACTTCACCACCCCCCGCTGCTGCATCTGATCTGTCTCGTAGGATGACTGGGCGTAGGCGGCTTCGGTGGTGGCTATGCGCTCAGCCTGATGGGGGTTCTGGGTTACGTCACGCAGGCGGGCGGTCAGGTGTTCTCGGGGGACTTCCCCGTCCAGGGCCATTTCAACAACCTTGGAAATGCGGTTCCGCAGAGTGTTAGCAATGCCATCAGCCACTCCGCCAGCGCCGATGATGAGCTGGTCGAGACGGGGAGACAGCTCTCCGGCGTACACCTCTGCATACAAGTCTCGCAAGGCTTGCACCAAACCTGCGAGGGCGGCGGAGTTGGGCGTGAGGTCTTGGGCGCGCGACAGGGCACGGGGGTCCAGCCTTTCGTGACTGAAGGTAAGGAGTTGGATGTAGCCCGGATAGAGCTGCCGCAACCAGCGGTGGATGATCGGGGTGTAGCGGTCAGTCAGCTCCTGGTTTTGCAGTTCCCACTCAGCTTGCGTCGTCATTGAAGTAATCGCACACCATGCTGCGGGCCACAATGCCCTCCACCAGGGTGCAAGTGCCGTCGTTTTGCATGTGGCTGCACGTCCCACAGCTACGAGCTGTGTCGCTGGCCTTGCGGTAGTTAGCGTCTTCCTGGCTTATGCGTGCTTCCTTCGCGATATTGAAAGCAGCGTCCACCTGGTCGCGGGTGCGGGCACCTTCCAGCCGCGACCAAATGACCTCGGTAACTTCGGCTGGCAGCGCATCGTCAACAAACAGTCGTGGCTTACGCCCCTTGCGTATCTGGTTGCGGCTACTGGCCCGCCACATCTTCGCCGCCCTGGCGATGGCCGGGAAGTCGTAACTGTCGGTAAGTAGCTGCTCTGCCTTCTGCACGGGGGTGGGATTTTGCGGCTGGGTGGTGGGGGTAGGGGGGGCGCTTCCCGTGCCGCCAGACATGTCTGTAGCGGCGTCTGCTTCTGCCGCCACTTCTTCTGCCGGGGTGGTTTTCAGCTCTGGGGGCAGAGCGAGGGCGCTGGCCGGGTCGTCTGCACTGTGCGCGGCGATGGCCATCAGCTTTTGCTCTTCGTCGGTGCTTATGGGGTCGGGCGCCTGGTTGCCCACCAATACGAACTGGCTGGGCACCACCGTCTGCGGGATGGGGGCGCCCGTTTGGCGGTCGATCTGGCCACCAACGCTGATGAGGTAGCTGAGCGGGATGGGGCCAAGGCGCTCGGTCATGATGAACCGCGGGATCATTTCTTCGGCTTGTGTCTTGTACCCGAAAATATGCTCACGCACTTCGTCGGGACTCACCACGCCGCCGTTGATGTACTGCAACATCGCTTGGGCTTCTTGCAGGCGGTCTTCCTTTTCACGCCCCGTGTCGAAGCGCACCTGCACGCGCAGGTTCAAGTCATTTTGGATGATGTCGTTCAGCACCGCTTCGATGCCGATGGACTTGGGCATTGTGCTGATGCGGAACTGCACGTCGGTTTGGGTCTCGCCCGTGCTGCGGTTTACGTCATCGGTCCAGCCAAGGTCTTGCGGTGTCAAACCGAACGCGGCCACGGTGTGGCGCATCAACCAAATGGGGAACGCCTTGTCGAAGGCCGGGTTCTTGGCGGCGTTGTACTTTGACCCGGCTGGCACCCAGCGAATCTTGACCTTTTGGCTCTGGTCGCCTACTAGCCAGTTCTCCCACGCCTCTTGCCACTCTTCCAGGGCGTCGGGCGTGCTGGCGTCGGGCGGGGCTTCCATAAAGCCTTCAGGCACTGACCCTTCGGTGAAGTACTGCAACCAGTACCACTGGTAGCGCAGGTCGGTGTTGCTGGTCATCAACACCGCTTCGATGGGCGCCAGGCCGTATACATCTTCGGGCAGGGGGTTCATGCGCGTATACACCATGTCGTCCCACTGCACCCAGTCCCACGGCAAGCCCTGCACAAACTGGAGGTAGGCCGGGGCGGGGCTTTCGGGAGCGCGGCCCATGTAGTCGATCAGCGGGGCGATGGTGCGCGTGTCCACCACTTCGACGCCGATGACTTCACCCGTCTGGTCGCGCCGCTTGTATAGACAGCCACCGTCGTACCGGAAGATGTCCTGCCCCCACATGCCCAGCCACTCGTGCCAGTTCAACCCACCGACGCGCTTGCCCCCTACCCACTTGCCATCGGGCCGGGAAAGAAACTGCGCGGCACGCTTTATCTCGTCGGTTACGTCTTCTTCTACGCCGGGCATAGCGCGGAAAAGGAGCGGCATGCTGCGCAGGTCGTCAATGATGTGCCGGATGCACACCTGGGCCACGTCGTAGCTCTGGATGAGATTGGTGATGGTTTCGAAGGGGACCCGGTACTGGCGGGGCCGGGTGCTGATGTTGCGGCCCACCTGGTAGTTCCACGCACGGGGCCTGCGGTTGTAGCCGAAGTACGGGTTGAGCGGCCTGCCGGGGGCGAATGGCTCGGTGTAGTCCATGCCCTGGTCGATAAGGGCATCGTTCACTTCTTCCGGGGTGATGCCGATGCTGGGGGCTATTTGTGCCGCCGCATTACGCACGACGTTGGCCACGTCGATAGGGCCACCGCCGATCCCACCAGGGGGCAGAGTGGCGGCTTTGGCCAGCTCCCGCACTAAGACTTTTGGGTCGCCCTTTGACTTTTCGGCAGCCTTGGCAATACGGCCAGTCCCCTTGCGGCCCTTTGTCTTTGTCTTAGCTGCCACTCACTGCCTCCAACTCGGGTGGTGCGCACCCGCACTTCGTGCAACTGCGACGCCCATTGGCGTCCTGCGGCCCGTAAAAGCACTTGGTGCGACAGCGTACCGGCACGTCGTAGCTGTTGGCGGGGATCGCGATCACGTTTGTGGGCGGCACAATCTGAATGCTGCTGTTCCTGCCCCACATCTCCAAAAAGGCCGCGCCCTGGCCAAACTCCAGTAGGCCCAGCTCCTTGAAGCCATGCACCATCGCGTCCATACGGTCGGGGCTTTCGCCGCTGTCGGGTACCCATTGGGTCCATTGGTCTTCTAGGGCGGGGAAGCTGCCTACATGGTGCATCTGGCCTTTTTCGTACAGGGCGGCGCAGGGTTCGGCCCGTAGGCGCTTCCCCTGCCGGGCCACCACGCTGATGACGCGGATGCTGCGATCGACCGCATGGATGATGGTCTCCCAGGCTTCACCACCCTGGTTCTTCTCCACCACAACGGCGTCGGCATTCCAGTAGTGGTAGGCGCGCACCGCCTTCGTGGCCCAGCCCAGCGGGGTAAGTCCCTGTTCGCTGTCGTCAGCCAGCACGTAGCCGTGCAGGTCCCTGCCCTTGGCGCAGGTGACTATGCCGGTTTCGTCGGCCTGCTCGCCACTCGTGGTGGCGGGGTCCACCGCGACCACGGTGCGGACGAGTTCTTCCGTCTCCCGCACGCGGCCAGCGTCGATAAGGCCGATGGTCACCAAGGCGCCGTCAACGTCGGTCAGCAGCTCGCCCATGACCTCCTGCCTGCCTATGCGGGTGCCCTGGTACGTGAGGATGATCTGCTCGCGGAAGGCGGGAGCCAGGTTGTCGGCATTGTCATAGGTGCTAGCTGTAGTTATCGCAGTGCTAGTTGCAGCAACCAGCTCTTTGATCAGCTTGACCGGCTTGGGGGTCGTGCTGACCCCGCAACGGGGGTTGTCACCCAGGCGGAGGCCCAGCATCAGGTTGTTCCAGGTGGTGTCGATAACATCACCCCGCCTGGCGTCTCGCCAGGCAGCCAGCTCGTCGCACCAGGCCAAGTCGTGCTGGGGGCCACGGAGTTCGCTCGGGTTCTCACTGCTGTACGTGGTCGCTATCGCCCCGTTAGGCCAAACCAGCCTACGAATGGTCGGTTTGTACTCGGGCATGAACTCTTTTGGGCTGCACGCGAGAATGCCGCTCTCGCCTTCGACCATGACGTCTCTTACGTCGCTGGGAACACGCCCAACCAGGGCGACGCGCTTGGCCAGCCCTTTCCGCACCATGTCGACAACCCATTCGGCAAAGCTGCGGGTTTTCCCAGCACCACGCCCTGCTTGGAACAGCCAGATGAGCCATTCGACTTCGGTGGGCGGGCGCTGTTCAGTGCGACTGTGCTTGCAGGCGGGTAGGTGATCCGGGCTGTCAACAGGGTGGGCGCACCAGTACCAGGTGTCGTGGGGGAGACCGTTGCAGGTGGGGCGGTCGCAGTACCAGGGGCTGGTGAAGTTGGCAAATGCCGCCTTGGTGAGTTCACGCTCCTGCTGTTGCAGTGTCCGCAGCTGGCGCAGCTTCTCCAGCTGGGCCGCTGCCATTTGTTGAGGCGTAGGCGGGGATTGCATCGGGGTAGGTGATGGGGGCTGGCCCAGCGGCGATTTGGTCGGCCCTTCCCCGGACGATTTCGCTAAGTCGGCGGATTTCGGCATCGAGCGCATCCTCCTGGAACTCGTGCACCTCGTGCACAACGGGGGCGCGAGTGCCCGTTAGGCGACTGATGCTGTCTTCAATCTTGCGTAGCTCGGCACTGGCGCGGATCACTATGTCCCAGTCCATAAGGGGGCGGGGGCGCCCGTCGTCATCGGGGGCGACGCTGGGGTCGAATATCAGCTTGCCGTGGTCGACCTTGGGGTGGTCGGTTAGCAGGGCACGTAGCATTCGCCGCTTTTGGAGCAACAGGCTGTCGATCTGGATTTCGCGCAGGGTGGTTACAGCTTCGGCCGGTACGGCTTCTATCGCCCGGCGCACCCGTTCACGGGCGGTGTAGGGGCTGCAACCCTCGCGTTCGCCTATCTGGCGGTACGTCAACCCCTGGCTGCGCAGGTTCGCCGCACGGGCGGCTTTGTCGGCTTC